CATAGGCTTACACTACAGCAGTAAATAAAGCAGATAAAAGTAGTAAACGTAATGCTATTATTCAAGGATTACTTGCTTACGGAAGCCAAGACTTTAATCGTAACACAGGAAGCATCCTTCCTTATTTAACAAAACCTATTGCTGTTGCAATGAACGCAGCACAAAAAGAATATGATGTACTTCCAACTCAAGCTACAAATTTAGCTACATTAAAAGAAATGAAAAGAAGGCAAGACTCTACAGCAGCAGCAAATAAAATAATGGAAAAAGGTTTGTATCAAACAAACAAAGACAAAGATGGTAACCTTTCTCTTGATGTTAATTACGACATTTTAAATGAGTCATTTAAAACAGGTGATATAGATTTTACAAAAGATGTTTCAAGTATTTTAACTTCTAGGGCTGCTATGGCTAAAGCAAGTTTAGATAGTTTAAATAGTAAATATAAAATATCAGAAAAAGGAGATAGAGTTTTCTTAATTCCTAAAAGCGGAACAGATGGACAAATTAGGGAATTTGTCAATGGTAATATTGTAAACGTAGGACCAGATAACCCTTATCAAGGTACTCCAGAAAAACCATATATGCCTACCATTCCACAAACAGAACCTTTTGCAGAGGCAATAAAAGGAAGATTTGAAAGAGATAAGATTAAGATTGACCCTGATGATGCAAAACAAGTAGCACTTGAAGTAATAGGACAGGCTAGACAATACAAAAAAGATAACCCTAGTGATACAAGAGATATATATGAAATTGGCTATCAAATGGCTAAAGCTCAATACAATTCATCTCGTGGAACATTAAATAAAATCACTGGAGGAGCTATAGGTACAGACACATTAACAAAAAGAGGGACAAGTGAAAATCCTTATAGCATAAAAAATCCTTTTAAAGGAACAGCAGAACAAATTAAAAACTTTGTTAAAAAAGGTGATTACTATATTAACCCTAATGATAATCAAGTTTATCAAAAGCTAAATTAAAAAAGGAAAAGAATGGCTACAGTAGATGAATTTGGTGGAGTTCTTGTAGAAGATAATGTTACCGATGAATTTGGAGGCGTGCTTGTGCAAAAGGATAATGTTACCGATGAGTTTGGTGGAGTGCTTGTGCAAGAAAGTAATGCCGCTCAAAGTAAGCAAACCGATGAGTTTGGTGGAGTGCTTGTAGAAGACGTTCCTTCATCTGGTGCTGAATGGGGTTTTGCTAGTAATCTTGCTCCTAATGATAATAAAGCTTTAGAAAGTTTTGCTTATGGATTTGAAAAGTCAGGAAGCGATGTTAACTTTATTAAGCAAATGTTAGACGCTAAGTTTCCAGAGGAAGAGCCTTATATCAAAAGAAATATAGGTGGAAAAGATGTATGGATGGCTAAAGGTCTTGGGTTAAATTTTAATGAGCCTGTTGTGTCAGAAGAAGTAGCTTTGGCTGCAAATAAAAAGGCAAAAGAAATTGCTGACCTACCTACTTATGAAGAACGTAGGGCTAAATTACAAGAAAATAAATTACAAGACGTAGAGGAAAAATATTCTAGTTTAACTCAAGAACAAAAAGAAAGTGGTGCTGCTACTGCTGGTGGAATTGCAAAAATATTTACTACGCCAACAACTTTAGTTGGAGGACCAATTTGGAAAGGTCCAAGTTTAGCAAAAAGTGTTGCTAAATTTTCAGGTGTTGGTGGGTTATGGGGAGCAGAGTATTCTATACTACAACAAGCTGCAGAAACTGGAACTATAGACCCTAAAAAAGTTGCATTAGATACTACCATTGGAGCTGCTACTGGTGGAGCATTTAGAGCTGGTGCTCCAGCAATTGGTAAAGGATTAGTGCAAGGGTATAAAGGATTAAAAGCAATTAATAAATCAGTTACTCCAAATAAAGTTTTAACTAAAAGAGCAAATAAATTAGTAGACAAAATAGAATTAGAAACTGCTTTACTTAGCAAACAATTTCCTCAGGCTACAGACATACCACAGAAAGTAAAAGCAAATTTAAAATTAAGTGATGCTGAATTTCAAGATGCAATGAATAAGACAGATAAAATTGTTAGCCTTCCAAATAAAATGGATATAAAACAAGCTAATAATGTTATAGCAAAACATAGTAAAGCTGGGTCAAGAGGATGGGTTAATAAAATGATTGTACCTATTCATCAAGGTCTAAAAGAAATTGCTCCAAAATTAGCAGCAAGACTAAGACAATTTGAATTTGACATAAGTGATGAAACAGGCAGATATATGAGGCAAATAAAACCTTTTATTGATGAAATTGAAACAGGCTTTATAAATATTGGAGGCGGAATAACAAAAATATCTAAAGCAGAAAAAAGCAAATTGAATAAACACTTAATGAATGGTGAGTATGATTTAGCTAAAAAAATATTAAGCAAGTATGGAAAGGGAGATTCTTTAGATAATGTTAGATTTGTTTTAGATGAGCTTTATACTAGAGCAAAAAATGCTGGAGTTAAAATTGATTTTTTAGCAAACTATTTTCCTAGAGTTGCTATTGACAGTAAAAAATTACAAGCTGCTGTAAGAAATATTGATTTAGAAGAAGGAAATTTATTGTCAGCAGAGTTGCGTGCAGCAGGAAAAAATATTACGGAGGAGCAAGAAGCAGCTATTATTAGAAAAAGATTGCAAGCTATAATGAATAGAAACGAAGGAAGCTCTACATCTAATGTAAAAAATAGAAAAATAGAAGAGGTTTACGATGAACTACTAACCTTCTATGACTCTCCAGAAAGTGCATTAACTCAATACATTCAAAACATGATTGGACTAATTAACAAGAAAAAGTTTTTTGGAAATGCTGCAGAGGCTGATGAAATTATGACAATAAATTCTGACAAGTCTATTATAAAATTACTTCAAGAGTCTGACGGATTAGAAACATTAAATCAAAATCAACTAGACGATGTTGCTGAATTATTAAGAGCAAGATTTGTTGGAGGTGAATCAGCCACTGGTGCTGCTACTAGTTTATATAAAAATATAATCTACTCAACTCACTTGGGCAATCCTTATAATGCACTAACACAGATGGGTGATTTAGGAGTTTCAGCTTATCTTGAAGGGTTTTGGAATAGTTTAAGCCAAGCATTTTTTAAAAAAAATAAAATTGATGTTAAAGATTTAGGGATAGAAAATTGGGGGGCTGAGTTAGGCACAAGCAAAGGATTTTTTAGAGCTTTAGCAGACAAATCTTTTAAGGTTGGCTTTAGTTGGATAGATAGGTTTGGTAAAAACAATCTTATTAATGCTGCATTTAATAAAGTATCTAAACAAATTAAAACTCAAAAAGGATTAGATAAGTTAAGGAAAGAGTATGGTGATACATTTGGAGATGACTTTGATAGCTTTGTTGATGCAGTAAATAGAGCTGATTATGATGACTACAATGTTAAACTTTATATGTTTAACAGATTATCAGACGCTCAACCTATATCTTTATCTGAAATGCCGTCAGGGTATTTAAACAATCCTAGATTAAGGTTTATGTACACACTTAAATCTTTTGCTATAAAGCAATTAAACATATTAAGAAATGACGTATTAAATGAAGCAAAAAAACCAGGAGCTGCTGCTAAATTAAATGCTGGTAAAAACTTAGCGATGTACACGATGTTAGTTAGTGGAGCTAACACTGGAGTCCAGCAAGTTAAAAACATTGTATTAGGAAGAGATGAATACATTACTCCTGAAAGTATATCTGAAGATTTTGCTAACAATATTTTAAAACAATTTTTTCTTTCAAGATATTCTCTTGCTAGATTTCAAGAGTCAGGAAAGATTGCGGATTTAATTATGGACAGTGCACTTCCTCCTTTTGATATTATAAATAATTTATCTGGAGATATTATGGAGGTTCTAAAAGTAACAGGAGTAGTAGATAGAGATAATCCATTTAAAATTGGAGGGGAAGAATATAAATGGAAGTCTTCAAAATATTTACCGTTTACAGGAAGTCTTGGATACAATTTCTTTGGCGGTGGTAATGAAGCATTTGAAAAAAGAAAAGCAGATGAACTATGGGGAAGAAGATAATGTGGCAAGAACTAACCTTACCACCAATCAATTTATACAACGCACCGAAGGGAAACTAATGGCATCAACTAACCAAGTACAAGAAGTAAAAGCAGACTTACATACGCATGAAGAAGTTTGTGCCATTCGTTACGAAGGCATTAATGCAAGGCTTGCTAGGATGGAAAAAATTATCATGGCAGTATTTGCAGGCATTGTATTCTTATTAATAAAAGTCTTAATTAGTTTAGGTGGGCTATGAAAGAAACTACCGTCATCATTTGTTTTGCAATCGTATTATTATGGAGCTATTGCTATGCCATCATTACTCATGCGTAAGATTTTTCTTGCAATACTCACCCTACTAGCAGTGCTACCTATTAGCCCTGTTATTGCTTGTATATTATATGGATGGATTTACTAATGTTATCAGCCCTTATAGCACCAGTCGCAGCAATACTAGATAAGTTTATACCTGATGCCGACACTAAACAAAAACTAGCCTTTGAGATATCTACACTAGCAGAGAAACAAGCTCATGAGATAGCCATAGCACAGATAGCAGTGAACCAAGAAGATGCTAAAGGCAGATGGTTTCAAGCAGGATGGCGACCAGCAGTGGGATGGGTATGTGTAGCAGGATTTTCTATTAACTTTCTTGTATCGCCTTTACTACATCCGTTAGGTATAATAGTACCACAGGCTGATACCTCTACTATGTTACCTGTTCTTATGGGTATGCTTGGATTAGGTGGATTACGTTCATACGAAAAGAAAAATGGATTAACTAAATGACAAGGTTAACACCTCACTTTACATTGGAAGAGTTTACCTTTAGTCAAACGGCTACAAGGAAAGGTATAGACAATACTCCCCATGAAGGAATACTGGACAACTTATGTATACTAGCAAACGGAATGGAAGATGTTAGAAACTTACTTAACGCACCCATATATGTATCTTCTGGTTATCGCTGTCCTGAACTTAACGATTTATTGGGTAGCAAACGAACCTCTCAACACACTCAAGGTCTGGCTTGTGACTTTACATCTAACGCTTATGGCAGTCCTCAAATTATTTTTGCTGATATTATTAGTTCCGATATTCGTTACGACCAGCTTATTCTGGAATTTGATAGGTGGATTCATATATCTTTCGTTGAAGATGGAGGAACTCCTAGAAAGCAGGCATTAATAATCAATGGCGAAGGGGCAATGATTTACCAAAAGCCACAATAATATCTTATCAAAACACAACATCTATTTAAAGTACAACCACACAAGGAAAGTAAAATTGGATATACAATCTATTGCAGACCATATCACTGGTAAAATTATAGACGCTGTAGATGTAGTTTACGGTGAAAATACTTTGACTATATGGTTAGATGATGGCACGAGTGTAGAGATGATAGTTGATTCTATCTATGCTAATGTTCCTGATTTAGACGATTAAAGACTTGTCCTGGCTTGTCCTGAGCCTCGTGGTGAGCTTTTCTTTATGCACTTGAGGGGTAACCCTACCTAATTACTAGCATAATCCCACCATGCTTTAATGATACCCTTCAATCTTTCCTCACCTTCTCCCATATTCACTAGCTTATTGTTTACTAGCTTATGTATCTTGCCAACCATTCTGCCGTTGCTGTTTGAATAGCCTTGTATAATATATACATTGAAGCTGTCTAAACCAGACAAAGCCTTTAGCGTTATCTCTTGACCATAGCTTATTGGTTCACCTAACATCTTCCACTCACCAATAAAGAATTGTTTGTGCCTTTCAAATATCATATCTAAATCAGATGGCATGGCTTTTGGAGAGCTAGGTATAACTCCTGCTAAAAATCCAAAATCTATGTGTGCTGCATTAGGGTTTCTCATTGCGTTAGTCATGCGTATATTCTCCTGCTAGCAATTGTTAATAAGTTATCCATTGCTAAGTCTAATTTTAATTCATAATACACAGGCTTTTTACTTTTCAACCATCTAGCATAGACAGCTTCTCTTTGCTCTTTTGGTAGGCTATTGATAATAGCATTGATAGTAATAATATTTTTTTTATCTGACTCATCTACCATAAACTCAAAGGCATCATGGCTGGAGTCATGACCTCCAGAAATTCCTAGAGATTTAGATGGGTATCCTAGCCTATGACTGTCATGCTTCATCCATAAGCTCCAGTCTTCTAGCAAAGCCATTAGCCTTTCTATTGTCATACCTTAGTTACCCCTCATAGATAGCATTACTAGCTAAATTAGACCAACCCTCATACCCCTTTGTCCCACCATAACTAACATTAGGGAAGTCCTCCATCTTATGCTTCTTACTGCTATTAACTTTTAAATTGTCTAGCACTTTAGCATGGTTAAAGAAGTTTGTAAGATGGCATTTCATAGGCTTTTTATATGAAGTAAATCTGTGCATCTTCTCACTAATAAGCATCTCGCTGGTAACTAATGTGCGTATTACAGAGAATACTGATTGATAGTTCATGCCTATCTTGTTTGATATTTGAGTAGTGTTTAACTTATCATCCCCGATAGTATCTAAAATAAGATTAACTAAATCAACTCGGCTTATCTTTCTACCATCATCAAATGTAAATATATATCCCTTGTCTTGTGCTCTTAATGCCTCTGCCATATCAATCTCCTTAACTGATGTCTACTATTCTGCTAACCCACTTGTTGTCTTTCTTATGCCACCCCTCAACAATTATCTTCCAGTTAGCATCCCTTAAATGAGGGATAGCATCGCTATCCTCCATCTTCTTTACCCTTGCACTAATGTTGCTATAGCTAGTGACTTGGATTCCTACGGTATTACCTTCACTGTCTATTGCTAGCAAGTCTATGATGCCAAAGAGGTCTTGGCGTATCTTAGCAAAGGCATTCCATCTCTCTACTATAGTAACTAAAGGGTAGTCACCACTATCCCTTAGTCTTTTTAGGGTTCTTTGTGTCGGACTTATTGCCATCTGGTTTCCCTTCAAATTGTTTATCGTTTGGTTTGCTTCCGAATATCCTGTCAAAGTTATCAGAAAATTTCTTATCGTCAGTAGGTCTTCTACCGCTTCCCTTTCCCATTACAGTTCCTCCTATAATATATATAACCTCCATCAAAGATTCTTTATTACCCTTAACAGCACTCTTAAATAGCTTAATCATCTTCTTTCTTGCTAACTTACACTGCTGAATAATAATTCTTTCTAATTGCTCGTTCTCTTCTATCGTCAGACCATCACCCTTAAAGCTACCACTCTCTCCAGTGTACCTGCACATATTATGCTTTGGATTCTCATCTTGTATAGCTTTTATTTCTGCTAATTCTAACTCTTCTCTTGAAGGGTAGTTTTCTATAACTATTTTATGTATGCTTTTGTACCAACCAGATGCTGTTTGATGTGTACGCAACCTGTTTACTGCGTTAATAGAGATACCAATGTAAAGTAAGTTGTCGTCTTTATCAAAGTGTCTGTACATCTGGTGCAGTCTTCTCAATTTAACAGCTCCTGTTTACCTTACAGTTATCATGAATATTAATTGTTCGTTTCTTTAAATCTTCTGGCAAGTAAATGTAATCTTCTAGCAAACACCTTGTTGCGTTGGCATATGGAATGTTTAGCTCAACATAGAGTTGTGCTTGGTCGCAGCTAGTAAAATGACCAATGTATTTAAAATGCTCCATTTGTGCAGCAACACTTACGACTAATACAAACTCAGCTATCATACTTACTCCTTAGTAACTAATGATTCCGTAAGGTGTCTTTTCTATAATAGTTAGCTCATCTCCATATATAAATGTTTGACCATTATCACTGGGAGTTACTTGCAAACTCTCCTCTCCGTACTGGTCAACAACTACGTTAACATCTTTAGCATTTCTTATAATAACTAACTCTCCATCATCTCCGTAATAATTTACTTGCTCTGCTAAAGCTGATGAAGCACATATCAATAAAAGTAATAATGATTTCATAAATTATACCTCTCCTTTATAATGTATTCTGTAGCTATCTTCATTCATGATTTGAATCTTAATCTTATCCCCGTCTGGTATATAAGTAATGCTATAGGGATAACCTTCAATCATAAATCTTTCAGTCTTTATCTCCGTCTTTTCTTTTTCGTTCATTGGTACAGTATCCTCTCATATTAAATGAACCCATGTAAGACTTGATTCCACACCACCATCCTTCATGATAAAGCCTAGCTTTTTTCTTACATTTATTACATTTAGGGTTATTTACTTTTATCATTTTTGCATAATCCATGATGCTCTTTAAAGTTTTGCCAGTTAAAAGAGCACCACCATAATTTATTTATATCCATAAACATAGCCTCTTCGTTACACTTATGGCAATAGAATGACTCTCCGTAAACCTCTTCAGTCTTCGTCATGCAAAGGGTCTTCTATCCACTCATCTTCTTTTACCTTAGCTTCTAGCACAGCTATTTCTGCTTGATGAACTTTAACCATTTGCTCTATGTACCATTGAGCTTTTCTACAATCTTCAATCTTATCTAAAAGCTTTTCAGATTTTAGTCCTTCTCTGCTAATGTACTTCATAGCGTTACCCTTAAGGTAGCCATAGAACTCAGAATTACTTAGCTTTGCTTGAAGGTACTCAATAGTTTCTATACCACCCTTCTTGTAATGTTCTGGGTTTATTGGGTCACTCATACAACCTCCTCATTAATATTTGTTTTTGCTAATCTATATTGATATAAATCATAGTAATGCTCATACTGTTCATTCATAAGTGTATTAGACTTATAAAATTTCCAGTCTTTCATATCTCGCACATGAACTAACTTACTATGTATTTCAGAACCATCTCCAAAGCTAAATGTCTGACAAATATAATACTCTTCCGTTACCTTTCCTTCAACACAGCCTTGTTCAACCACCTCTAAATGCTTTGTACGATTAGAGTACTCGTAAATATGAAAGTATTGTCCAACTAACTTTTGTGTTTTAAATTCTTGTTTCATTTTTTTACCTCCTTAATGCTAGTGCGAAACGGTATATCTCTTATATCAATACACTCTTTCTTTGTCTTTAAAAAGACATTGCCGTTGGCTTCTATGCTTTCATAAAGATGAAAGTTCTTACCATGACAATGGTAGTTCTTGTGGTGCGGTGCAGTATTGACAGCTATTGCTATCAAGCTACCAAGAAATATTACAACACCTAAAATTCCTAAATTTTTTTTAGTCATTTTCATTAGCTCCTAATCATACATAACTCGTAAGAGTTATTTAGTAAACCTAGTATAATAGAGTCTTGATTAACTAACAAGGACTACTACTATGTGGACAAAACCATCAGCTACTGAAATGCGTTTCGGCTTTGAAGTTACTATGTATGTAATGAATAAGTAATACTTTTAATACACTAACCCTCAAGTTCTCAATGAAATGCCATCAGACCAATTCCAATGACACTTACCTTGAGGGCAGTGTAACCCTTAGTACCTATTAAAAAGGAATATCCTCAGCAACTGCTTCTCTCTTACGTGGTTCAGAAGGTGCTTGATTAACATTCTTTTCATTAACTCTACCACTTAAAAATGCTACACCTGCTTTACTTTCTCTAACCCAAGCAGATAAATTCATTTCCTTACCGCCTTCAAGAGTTATAGTGCCTGTGTAGTCAGGACGTTTTTCATTGTCACCCTTATCATTCTTAAATAAAACAAAACTATTACTGTTATCATATTGCTCAGCCATTACTTTACTCCTTGTAAAAATTTAATAGTATCCTCAACTTCTGTTAAGAACTTCGTTACTTCATCTTCAAGCTGTTTGATATGCTCTTCATCACGCTGGACTCTTCGCACAAACATCTTTAGATTGTCTGGAAAGAATGGTGAATAGCTTACAAAATCACACCAATCCCTCCCAGTACAAGCCATCTGCCACATCATCTGATTCATATAGTGGCTCGGGACTTTCTGTGAAATGAGTGTTGTAGTATGGGTCGTAGTCTTAGGACATTTAATTTCTATAAGACCATCCTTACCTACTAGTCCATCAGGACTAGCACCACTCATAGGGATAGTAGGGTGGTCTATCAGACCTGTTTCCTCTACATCAGCGTAGTCAAAAACATACGCATCCCTTGCTTCATCTTCTGTGTCTATGCCATGTTGCATGGCGGCATTGACATACATCTCTTCACGCTTACCTGTTAGTCTTTCAGATATAATCTGCGTTCTATAATTCCTACGGCTTATCGCCTCACCAGACCTACCACTAGCCATGATGTCATTTATTTTGCTAGCAGTTACCTTGCCTAGCCTAGCGGCAAACCATTCCTCGCTACGTTGCTCCATTACTTAGCCTCCCTAACTTTATCAATGAATGGCATACAAAGTTTTCTATCGCCACCACTTAGTGTGTTGAAATACTTTCTAGCCTCATCTATACCTTGCTCATTAAAGATGTTAGTAATGCGTTCTAGCACGTCACCTTCGGGTAAGTCTTCACCTTGAAAGATGTATAAGCCCAGACCATGTAACGCTATGGCTTTAGCAAGACACCTTTGCATAGCTGTATTCAAGTGCATAGCATTAGGGTTCTTAATTGCTTGGTTCTTAAAGTCTAGCACAGGTAGTTGTGCGGTCATGGACTTTCCAAAAGCATGGACTGTACAGAATACCATCATACTTCCATCACTCATAACCATAGGCTCTCCATAACCCCATGTAGCAGACTCATCATGTTGTAGTAATGTGTCTACTGCCCATGCCCATGACAGATAAGTAAACTTACCTTTCTTTTCTGTGTGTTTGCTAACGTCTACCTTTCTTAAGTCTTGGTACTTACTCATCTGGATTCCCCATATATCTCATTAAATTTATTTATCTCAGCGAATAGATTAAACTCACCCCTCGCTGCTTTAGTTAATGCTTGCAGTTGTGTGCGTTTCTCTTCTTTTTCTATCTCTGAATATAGTTCGTGTAGTTGTTCTTGTTGCTCTAGGTCTGCTTGATTAGTATCAAGTATGTATTGGTTGGTTTTCATATAATCTTCCTTCTTCTTAAAGGTTAATAAATGTTTCTAGGTACTACTCTATAGTGTTAATTCTATTTGTCAAGCCTTTTTTTCTTATTCATTAATCTTCTTTCTATCTTCCTGTTTGCCTCATCCCATCCTACTGACTTAAATACCTTACCATCATTAGAGGTAGCTCGGTATTCAAAGTCTTTGCTAAAGGTCAAACTCAATTCTTTTAGGAATTCCTTTATGAGCATTTCGTCTTGCCTCCGTATATTGAAATGTTTTGTTATCAAAATATAAACCCATGCTACCTTCCCACCCTGTACCATGCCTTTGCTTGGTGACCATAACAAAGCAGTCTTTCATACCGTTTACTTCCTCATTATCATCACCCTTATTAATCAGCTCTTCCTTTTTCTTATTACGGAATACCGTTAAGCAATTATCTGCTAAGTTAGTGATGTCAGATGAACCCATAACATCAAACTTACTAGGCGAGCCATACTCGTTAAGCGTCTTACGGCTATGTGCCACCAGGAATACATGAGAACCATTATCCCTAACAAATGTACATAGCTTGTTAATAAAAGCCTTCTGCCCATTGTAGTCATCACCATTTATACCTACCTTCATGAGTGAATCAATAACAAATACCTCAACACCGAGCTTTTTTCTAGCGTAGTGCATGACTGATAGTACTTTTTTAGCAGTCGTTTCACCTTCAGCGTCATAGATAAATAAATTCTCATCTACGCTCTCTACAAAAGTATCTATTGCGTCCTGTGTTGGCATAGCATTGCCAGCCTGTTGTATCATCCTACCTAGCGTAGCTCTTGGTTGCATTTCAAAGCTAGCTATCAAACACTTATGCTCTCTTAGCATATGGTACACAACATAACTTAACCATGCGGTTTTACCATGCCCAGAATAGCCTGATACAATAGTCACCTCTCCATCTCGTACAGCAAACCTTCCTTCTGCCTGACTAAAGGGTAAGGGTATGCCTCCATTCACGTCCTCAGTAAAATAATCCATAATGCTATCAGCATAATGGCTAGGTGCTTTAATCTTTACCGCCTCATCACTATCTATGGTCGCAAAAAAACTCTCTATCTCGGAGTCGTTTACTATCATCTTCTCAGCTACCTCATTTAGTGTAGTCATATACGTCCCTTAACCTTCCTGTTATATTAAATAGCTTTTCACTATCTTCTTTATCTAATGCTTTACCGCTAGCTACATGACCCGCACATACCGCTATAAATAATAAGTCCTGTCTTGTAGCCTTCAATACTGAGTAAGGATTAAACCTTTTCTCAGGCTTGTATTCAGTATCTATACTGTTAGGCATAACATCTGCCCATGATAACCCTACTGAGCCAATGATATCTTCCATGCTACAACCTGCAAAGCAATTCAGTATCATCTTATCTTCTTTAAACTTAAGACCTAAGCTAGCAGTCCTATCATTATGGCTAGGGCATAAGCATTGATACTCGCCCTCGCCTGACCTATATACCTTGCTGAATCTCGCTAGTATCTCTTCCCTTGCTATCATTTTCTATCATCTCCCTTATCTCATACATCCTTAGTTTAGGCAGTCCGTTTGCCTTCCAATACCAAACGGCTTGTCTGCTAACATCCAATCGTTTTGCTAAATCAGTAATGCTAATGTTGCCTAGTTTTTCTAATGCGTCTGATACCATCATCTTGCTTTACTCCATAAATTAATGAAAAGGTAATTTAACATACTATAAAATACTTAGCAAATATTAATCCCATTCCCCCCTATAATGCTTGCTTGCTAAGTCTATCGCCTCCAATATTAATGCCGTATCAGTCCAACCTTCGTCTGCTAATTGGTCATAATAATATTGGTATAGCTCATCTAACTCATTCTCTTGGTCAGGGGTTAGGCTCATTTCATACCTTCCTTCATTTCTTTTGCCTCTTCTTTAGCAAAGTTTACGGCAAACTCTAGTAACTCGTCTGCATACTCTTCTTTCGGTGCATAAAAGTACAAAAGGTTTAGTATGCTAGATACTAGCCCTGCCATATGGTTATGGTTAGGATTCTTTATCTTCTTTTCTAACAGCCCTGCAGCCTTTACGCCTACTTGGTAACCTACGTCAAACTCTTTATCTGCTTTAGTCATGATTATTCCCCTCTAGTAATTGAATGTATTCCTCTTGTAAATAATAAATTGCATCCTGTAAACAGTCTAACTTTATTATTCGTGAATCTATATTATGGTAAGCCGATAGAAATTTAGGCTTTACCTCTTCAATACCTTCGTAATAATTTAAAGAAATAAGTTTTATCATTACGCTACTCCCCTTATAATATCTTCTAAATATTCCTCATCCTCATTCCATAACCTTTCAGCATTATCGCCATAAGTAAAATGAGGGTGCTTACTTGTTATCTCATCTATCAATTTCTCTTTATTAGTTTCTGGTACATACGAATAAAGACCATTAGCGTTTAGTTTAACTGCCATTACGCGTCCTCCCAATCATCAAAGTTTGGTTCATCGTTAGGATTGTTATCTTCTATAAGCTGACGCTCATAAGCAATATCATCCTCATCCCCGTTTAAATCTCCGTATTCCTTCATGATTTTACCCCCTGAATTGCTAATTCTTTAGCAACATTGATTAATGTATGACCTCTATAACCTTGCATAGATAATTCTATGATGTATCTTTCTAGCAATTCTATGTATACTTTATCCATATCATTCCTTATATAGTTAATTTATCTTTACAACAGGAATAACTTTATACAGGTAAAAGTATCTTGTCAATACAGTTAGCAACAATTATATTTATCAAAGAGGGGATTGTGATAAGTAAAACAAATCAGTAGAGCATTGACTTTTGAAAATAAATATGATAAAATCTAAACCATACAAAGGCATTAATAAATAAGATAACCGTTCATACCCGTTCATTCATATAGCTAGATAAGTTTGTAGCCTCTAGCGAAAAACTTATCTTACCATACATATGATAACAAAAATATACAGCCTTTCATATAATACTAGATAACGATTTTATCCTATGATTAAACGGCTATAATTGTATTTATCATTTCATTATAAACCTTTCTAAAAAATCCCCGTTATTATTTATGCACCTTTATTCATATATAAAACTACCTTTATCTATATAAATATATTGATATTAATCTTTAATTATGTTATAATAAAGCTCAAGGGTATTTTATACCCTAAAGAAATGGAACGGTAAAGAAAGTTATATAAGGCTCATGAGAGCCTTTTTTTATTTGGTGGATATAAGGTATCAAGTAGATAAAAAAAAGCCCATAACGGTTGATTATGGGCGTTGTATTTGGAGTGAAAGGTTATAATTTGGAGTTTATCGCCTTTGAAAGTGATTTATCCATATTATTTAATACATCTTTTAATAGATACTTTCTAGCAGTTGATGTGATAGAAGATAAAGAACCTTCTTTTAAATGATGCTGTAGCAATTCATAACATTCTTCTTTTTGAACATCTGTGCCATAATTTGAAACGATTAGCATAACATTTTCAGAATGTTGATTATTATCTGTATTTTTCTCAATGTTATTTAATAGGCTTTCTATAAAACTATTTTCTCTTATATACATTTTAAACCCCTTTTATATATGTATTAATTCTTTATTTAAGTGATAAGGCTTTAAACTATTTTCATTATGCTTTAAATATTTTTCAAAATCATATTGCTTTTTATATTTACAGCACCATGCAAGGGAATATTTAAACTTACATTCAAATTTATATTTTATTCTTTCATAGTATTTTAAAGCATTTTCATTTTCTTTTATAATGGCATTAATTAAAAAATCGTTAGTATCATATTTATAATATCTATTTAAATCTGATTCTAATTCATTTATAAATTCTTTTAATTGTTTATATGTTTTCATTTTATAAACTCCAGGTTGTAAGTTTTTGAGGCTTAACATTGTCTGAATAGTAGCGTTCAATGTCACTCCAAACTGACTCATAACTATTTATATTTTCAATTTCACCGCTAGAATCAATTACGCTACATGGTAAAAAAATTCCTGCAGAACGATTGTTTTTTATAAAATTATCAATCATTTTTTTCTGTGTATTATTTAATTTTCTCATTTTAAACCCCTTTTAAATATTGTTTAAATAGTTTTTTAGCCTCTCTCAAGGTATAAAAATAATAAGTTTGGTTGTAGTATTGATTGTCTTTTATATCTGAAATTGTTACTGAACCGTTATAGTTTTTAGTGATTGTCATTTTATACCCCTTTTAGATATTCTTTAACATCGGTTAAAGATGTGAATTCATTATCAAATGTTTTTAATTCACCATTATTTGAAAATTGAAACGATAAAATAGAACCCGTTTCAGTTATTGGTTTAATGGTATAAACGTACTTTTTTATTCCGTCAAACATATCTGAAAATTTTGCGGTTAAAGTTACTAAGTACATGGTTTTTGTTTTTTTAGCTTTTAAAACTTTGTATTCTATATCATTAAAGAATTTTTTATTTTCTTTAGTAAAATAGTTTTTATTGCATTGTTTTAAATCTTGTATTGTATTAATCATTTTTAATATCCTTTTAGTAAAGTTAAGTTAACGTTATATATTAATCGGAGTTAAAAGTCAAATTAATATAAATTTTGATTATATAAATATAATCTCAAAGCCTTCTATTATAAAAGGCTTTAAGGTATATCTAATTATTTTTTAATAGATTCATAATTGAGTTATCTTTTAAAGTTTCTAAAATAGAATCAGATATAATCGCCAATTCTTTATAGCTCTTATTGTTTAATAAGCCGTATGATTGTTTTTTATTATCATACTTAGAATCACTAGCTAAAGAATTCCATGCTTTATTATTATCTTGTACCTCTTGTATTAAAAAATCTATTTGCTCTTGTGTTAACTCTAAAGTATTCATAATGTAAGTCCTTATATAATTAATAACTGTAAAGTATTCTTTACATGCAACTACTATCTCATAGCAATAAATAAAAGTAAAGTAATTTTGTCATTTAAATAATTAATCAAGGTGATAAGTAAAACCTATCAGTAACTATATGGACAACAATAATATAATAGATAGCGGTATAATTAATATTACGGCTGAGCTATCAAGTACAGTAAATGAGAATGATTCTCAATTGAAAAAAGTAGCCAAAAGAAAGGCGGGAAGACCCCCGCACCTTGCAACAGCGGACACCCGAAATAAGGTTTATAATTTATCTATAGTAGGTACTAGGTACGAAGATATCGCATTAGTGCTTGGTGTATCATCAGACACGCTAACTAAGTATTACAAGGACGAATTAGAGCTTGGTCGTATAGAAGCTAATGCAGCTGTAGCTGGTACGCTCTATGAGAAAGCTAAACAAGGCGATACATCCTCTATGATATTCTGGCTTAAGACTCGTGCTCAATGGTCAGAGAAAAATACTACAGAGTTAACTGGAGAAGGGGGTGCCCCCATTAATATCAAAGTTATTACAGGGATAGATTAGCAAACAAGGGTAGTGCCCTTTTTTGATATACAAAAAATGTTAATAGATTAGTAAACGCCAGTACCCAATTTTTTTGCAGTATATTTTTAAGGAAGTAAAATGAACTTAACAATACAACAGCTCATGGAGATGATGAGCAGAAATCCATCACCTATGCCAGCAGTTAATCCTGCAGGAGTAACACCACAGCCCATGACAGGTCTACTAGCAGAAGCTATAACATTACCTCCTGTAGAAGTTATGCCTGATAATATGGATGTAGATATGTCACCAGAGATGATGAAGTATCTAGAAAACAGCACAAAAGAACAGCAAGATAAAATATACGAGCAGCAAAGAATGAAGAACCAAACACCTATTATAGACCCTATACTAAACTTAATTGATAAATTAATGCAAGGAGGCAGGTAACATGGCTGGGAAATGTAAAGGCAAAGGCAAAAAAGGTTACGGAAAAAAAGGTAAGTAATATGTGGTCCTGTCATATATACTGGGGCTTCGGATTTGGCTTTGAGTTTTATGAAGCAGAACTAGAGTATGAGGACGGTTCAAAAGACCCGATATCATATCTTTTAATTAACATCGGACCGATAAGGATACAACGTGGAGAGTACATCTGAACAAGAGCCAAAAGCTCACGAGGATAAACTTGAAGAACTAAAGAGGTGGTTTGAAGCAATGGGAGATTGTGTATGAGTTTATATGAAAACATAAACAAACGAAAGAAGGCAGGTACTAGCAGAACTAAAAAGAAGTCTACTATTACCAAAGCTGCTTACGCAAATATGAAGGCAGGATTTCCTAAAAAGAAAAAGAAGAAAGCATAATGGCTATTAAAAAAGGTAGTGAAACATTTAGTGGTTACAACAAACCTAAGCGTACTCCTGGACACAAGACAAAGTCACACGCTGTACTAGCAAAAGAAGGTGATAAAGAAAAACTCATACGATTTGGTCAGCAAGGTGTGTCAGGTGATAAAAAACCTACAGCTAGACAAAAGTCATTTAAAGCAAGACACGCAAAGAATATAGCAAAAGGTAAGATGTCAGCAGCCTACTGGGCTAACAAAGTTAAATGGTAGACGACTCTCCTTGTAACGGAATATGTAAGATAGTAGATGACACTGATGGAACACCAAAGTGCATAAGCTGTAAAAGAACTTATGAAGATATTGATGATTGGTTCAAGTTATCAAGAGAAGCAAGACTATACAGGATGGAACAACTTAAACAGGAGCGATGACCCGAAAGGAGTCGCATAAGCATGGCACAAAAACAAATAACAACAGGCTACAAGCCTAGAGCACCGCAAAAAGAAATACACGAGCTAGTAAAGACTAATAGATTTACAGTGGTTGTAGCTCATAGGCGTATGGGTAAAACAGTATGTGCTATTAACCAGCTTATACATAGTGCATTAAATTGTGAGAAAGATAATCCAAGATATGCGTATGTTGCTCCAACGTATAACCAAGCAAAAAGGATTGCATGGGATTACTTGCTAGAATATACAAGACCTCTTGGTGGAAAAGCTAACATTGCTGAACTAAGAGTAGACTTTATGGGTAGAAGAATCTCTCTGTATGGTGCAGATAACCCTGATAGTTTACGTGGTATTTACTTAGATGGATGTGTGTTAGACGAAGTAGGGCAGATTAACCCATCACTATTTACTGAAATTGTGCGACCTGCATTGTCTGACCGACTTGGCTACTGTGTAGCAATGGGAACGCCTAAAGGGCAAAACCATTTTAAAGACTTGCGTGATAGAGGTGAGAAAAAAGACGGATGGGAACTGTTAGAGTTTAAATCTAGTCAAACAGCATTGCTAGATGAAGGTGAATTAAAAGCAGCCTATAAAGAGATGGGCGAAGATAAGTTTAACCAAGAGTTTGAATGCAGCTTCTCTGCTCCAGTAGAAGGCTCATACTACTCTAAATTAATAAATGAATTAGAAGCTAAGAATCAGATATGTGATATTCCTAGAGATGAGCTAGCAAGAACTTTTACAGGCTGGGATTTGGGTATGTCAGACAGCACTAGCATATGGGTGGCACAAATAGTTAACAAAGAAATACGGTTAGTAGACTTTGTAGAGAATCATGGCGTAGGTCTTGACTATTATGTTAACTGGCTAAGAGAACATGACTGGATGTTTGCTACACACATACTTCCACACGATGTAGCAGTAAGAGAACTAGGTACAGGACTGTCAAGAAAAGAAGTATTAGAAGAGTCTGGTCTTTCAGTAACTATAGCCCCTAAATTAACGGTTATGGATGGCATACAAGCTGCTAGAAGAATACTGCCACGATGTTGGTTTGACCCTAAAGTTAAATTAGGACTAGATGCTTTACGAAATTATAAACGGGTTTACGATGAGAAGAGAGCAGTCTTTCATGATAGACCATTTCACGACTGGGCTTCACACGCTAGTGATGCCTTTAGGTATTTAGCAGTAGGGTTGGATGATGCTCCTTCTGAAGCGTGGTCTAAACCACTTGAAATTAACAACACATGGATTGTATAAATGGATGATAACTTACTAAAGAGTATTCTTGAGTCAGAGATTGATGATGCTATTGGCTATCTTGAAACGGAAACTACCGATGAAAGACAGAGAGCCTTAGAATACTACATGAGAGAACCGTACGGCAATGAAGTGCCAGGTAAATCTCAGATAGTTACAGGTGAAGTAGCTGAAGTAGTAGACGGTGCATTACCTCAAATCATGAAAGTATTTACTTCATCTAAAGATGCGGTCGTATTTGAACCTGTTAATCAAGGCGATGAAGCTACAGCAGAACAAGCAACAGCTTATGTTAATCATATATTCTACAAAGACAATGATGGCTTTGAGATTATGCACGACTGGTTTAAAGACGGTCTTATGCAAAAGGTTGGCGTAGTTAAAGCTTACTGGGATGACAAAAAAGATGTAACCAAAGAGAAGTATTATGGTCTAACAGATGACGAGCTTGCTATGATTATGCAAGATGAAGATGTAGAGATTGTAGAGCAAAGCACTGAAGAGCAAGTCATAGAAAATGACCCAGTCCAAGACCCTATGACGGGCATGGAAATGGAAGTTCCTCCTACTGTTATCAGAACGCACGATATTAAAGTATCCAGAACGGTAGACAAAGGTAAAGTAAGAATAGAAAACGTACCTCCTGAAGAGTTCCTTATATCTAAACGAGCAAGAACCATATCAGATTCAGACTTTGTAGCACACAGAAAGATGACTACACGTTCTGACTTAATTGCTATGGGTTATGATGAAGACATAGTTTATTCATTATCTACAGGTGATGCACTAGAGTTTAGTCCAGAACGTATTGCACGATACACACGTGGTGAAATGCCTACGGACCAAGACACTACTGACCCATCTATGCAGTTAGTAGAATACTACGAGTGTTACATTAGAACAGATATGGATGGTGATGGTATAGCAGAGCTAAGACGTGTTTGCTATTCTAATCATGAGATATTACATAATGAAGAATGTGACTATGTTCCATTCCATTCTGTATGTCCTATTCCTATTCCACATAAGTTCTTTGGACACTCACTAGCAGACAGAGCTATGGACTTACAATTAATTAAGTCTACTATTACTCGTCAGATGCTAGATAATCTATACCTTACTAACAACTACCGAGTTGGTGCAGTAGAAGGACAAGTTAACTTAGATGACTTATTAACCTCTACCGCTGGTGGTGTGATTAGGATTAAGAACCCAAATGCTTTAGTACCTATGCAAGTAACCTCTAACGCTAACCAGTCATTCCCTATGTTGGAGTACCTAGATAGCGTACAAGCTAAACGTACAGGTATCAGTGATTCACAACAAGGTCTTGACCCTAACATGATGCAGAATGTAACTGCTACTGCAGTATCTGCTATGACTACCGCATCGCAAGGTAAGCTAGAACTAATTGCTCGTATCTTTGCTGACACAGGAGTAACCTCACTCTTTAGAGGCATACTACATTTAGTATGTAAGTACCAACCTAAAGCTCGCATCATTAAAGTACGTGGTGACTATGTACCGTTTGACCCAAGAGAATGGAACACAGAATACAATGTGTCTGTTAATGTGGGTCTTGGTACAGGTAACAAACAAGAACAACTAGCAACAATGCAAATGATTCTTGCTAAACAAGAAGAAGTTATTAAGGGCTACGGACTTAATAACCCATTAGTTAACCTTAAACAGTACAGAGATACTTTAGCTAAGTTTATTAATATGGCTGGCTTTAAAGATGACTCTGCTTTCCTTATGGATATTACTGAAGAGCAAGCAGCTATGCTAGCACAACAAGCCGCAGAAGCTCCTCCAGAAGAAGACTCTAATACTAAGGCTGCTGGAATACTAGCACAAGTAGAAAGAGAAAAAGCTCAGATGAAGATGCAAGAGCAAATGGCTAAGTTAGACTTAGAAAAACAACAGATGGAATTAAAAGCTCAAAAAGAAATGCTAGAGTTGCAACAAGATAGGATGCAATTTGAAAAAGAAATGGCATTGAAAGAGTTGGAGTTAGCACAGAAAGCATCTAACGATGACAAGAAAACTAACATCAATCAATCTAAAGAACTTATCAACGCATTAGATAAAATACAAAACCTTTCACAGCGAGGTGTGTAAATGACTTTATCTGAAGCAATGCAAAACATACTGGGTAGTCCAGAGTTTCAAGAAGTTATGAAAGAAATGAAAGACTCTCAACTACAAATGATTATGTATTCGGGTGATGACGAATCTCAGATGAGAGAATTTGCTTATCAACGAATAAGGTCCATTAACGAGATTATGTCTAATCTTGAATCTATCGCACAAACAGGCGAGATAAAGGATAAGGCATGGAAGATATTATAGGCATTTGCCTACTAATCGGTAACCTCCCGTAGAGGAATAAAAGGTAATACAAATGAGTGATGAAACCATGACTCCCGAAGAGGGAAGTGGAGAACTAACTGTAAGAGATGCAGCTAACCAATGGGAAGGCTTTTTGACATCAGGTGAGGACTCCAACGAGCAACCAGAAACTGTTGAAACAGAAGCAGTAGAACAGGATAGCGAGGAAGCAGAAGACCAAACAGATTACGAGGAAGCTGTTGAAGCGACCGAAGATGAAGTGGAAGAATATGCTGACTCTGAAGATGATGAAACTGAAGTTGAAGAAGAGGAGCAACCACAAACCTTTCGTGTAAAAGCGGCAGGTGAGGAAAAGGATGTCACCCTTGATGAATTAATGCAGGGTTATCAACTTGGTGCAGACTATACGAAAAAGACTCAAGAAGTATCTGAGGCTCGCAAAGCAGTAGAAGTAGAAGCTAAAGCTATTAATGAGGCTAAACAAGTTAGAGATACATATGCTCAACGACTACAAGCTATTGAACAGTTCCTTACACAAGGGGATAGTCCAGAAGATTTAGTCGCAATGAAAGAGAACGACCCGATAGGATACGCAGTTAAGGTCGCAGAGATGACCGAAAAGAAAGAGCAACTACAGCAAGTAAGAGCTGAACAGGACCGCATTGCTAGAGAGCAACAAGCGGATTACCAAAAAGCCATGCAAAGCAGAGTAGCTCAAGAAGCACAAAAATTAGCAGCAGTCCTTCCAGAGTTTTCAGACAAAGCTAAAGGCGAACAAATCAGAAATGAAATTCGCAATTATGGCAAATCAGTGGGATTCACAGACGATGAGTTATCTCAGGTCTATGACTCACGACACGTCCTTGTACTGCATAAAGCAGCCATGTACGACAAGCTACAGAAGTCTAAACCAGGCGTTCAGAAGAAAGTAGCTAACGCTCCTAAGATGGTTAAGTCTGGGACAAAAGTTAAGCAAGGCAACAATGATGTACAAAGGCGACAAAAACAACAGCTTAAAGGCTCAGGCAAAGTGCGTGATGCTGCTAAGTTATTTGAAAACTTTATTTAAGGAAATTTAAACAATGGCAACTTATCAAACCTACCAATCAGTTGGTAACAGGGAAGACCTCACAGATATGATTTATGATATCTCCCCTACAGAAACACCTTTCATGTCATCTATTGGCAAAACTAAAGCAACAGCAACTTTCCATGAATGGCAAACAGACTCACTAGCAGATGCAACTGTTAATAACGCTGCGGTTGAGGGTGCGGATGCAAGTTCTGCTACACTATCTCCTACTACAAGAGTAGGTAACAGAACACAAATCTCACAAAAAACTATTCAGATAGCTGGTACTGAAGAAACTGTTGATAAAGCTGGACGTAAGTCAGAAAAGGCTTATCAACTTGCTAAAGCATCTTCAGAACTAAAACGTGATATGGAAAAAATCATGTTGGCTAACCAAGCTGCTACAGCTGGTGATTCATCTACAGCACGTACACTTGGTTCACTACAAGCATGGTTAAACACTAACGCTGTTTTAGGTGCTGGTGGTGTAGCAGGTTCACTAGGTACTACAGCTCGTGTATCTGGTACAGATGCAGCTTTCACAGAAGCTATGTTAAAGACAGCGGTTAAATCAGCATACACAAACGGTGGTAACCCAACCGTGCTAATGGTTTCTCCAACACAAAAACAAGTAGTTTCTACTTTTGCAGGTATTGCAGAGCAACGCTATGCAGCTCCAGCTAACAAGCAAACTACAATCGTTGGTGCAGCTGACGTATATCTATCAGACTTCGGTACACTATCTGTTGTTCCTAACAGATTTACTACTCCTGATGCAGATGACAATGGCGAACAAGCATTCGTACTTGACCCTGAGTACGCAGCAGTAGCTTTCCTACGTCCTTTCCAAACTAATGAACTAGCTAAAACAGGTGACTCTGAGAAGACTCAGCTTTTAGTTGAATACACATTAGAAGTGAAGAACGAAGCAGCTCATGCAATTATTGCTGACTTAG